CTTGACGATTTCTAACAGAAAGTTAGTTAAAATGAAAAAAGACTCATTAAGTTGGACAGTCTATGTAATGAATGCAGTTGCACAAGCCAAAAAATCAAATCAAGTTGTTATACTTGAGGTTGGAAAAGAATCCTCAGGTAAATTGTTACAAGACGCATTGTTAAAACTAGCTTTAAGTGGTGAGGAAGCCGCTTGGATGGTAGATATTAAAGTACACACACATTTAAATTAAAGGAGAATATGAAATTACCAATTATAAATAAAAAAATATTAAACGCTCCTTTTGTCTCTTTACATTGGAAGGACATTTGCGGTTCGGCTGAATGGGTTTCTTTAAAAGAAGCAAGAGAAAGTAAAGTTATTATTTGTATTTCAAATGGTTGGCTTATCAGAGCCGATAAAGAAGTTCATGTAGTTGCTGGTGATGTAAATTTTCAGCCAGATGGTACTTTAGGAGATGTAGGGAATGTAACTACAATACCAACAGTTAATGTGTTAAAAATTAAAAAGGTAAAACTTTGAGTAATTATATATTTGATGTAGAGACTGATGGCTTTTTAGATGTTGTGTCTAAAGTACATTGTATTGTTTTAAAAGATGTTGATACAAACACAATGATACATTTACCAGTAAAAGAAGCTGTTGCTAAATTAGAAAAAGCAGATTTAATCATTGGTCATAATATTATAAAATACGATATTCCAGTTTTACAAAAATTATATGGCTTTGATTTTAAGAATAAAATTTTAGACACAATTGTAGCTACAAGATTATTGTTTCCAGATTTATATGAAAATGATTTTAAGCGTAAAGACTTTCCTAGAGATTGCATTGGTAGACATAGTTTAAAAGCATGGGGTAATAGAATTGGTAACTACAAAGCACAGTTTGAAACTGATTGGAAAACTTATTCACCTGAAATGCTAGACTATTGTACTCAAGATGTAGAGGTAACTTATAATCTTTGGAAGATGATAGAACAAAAAGGTTACTCTCAACAAGCTATGGATTTAGAGCATGAAGTTTCTTTATTAATATTTAAACAAGAATCATATGGTTTTAGTTTTGATACTAATGGTGCTAAACAATTATATTCTAAATTACAAAGCAGACGATTAGAACTAGAGGAAGCTTTACAAACACTGTTTCCACCTAAGACATTAAAGACACCTTTTATTCCTAAAGTAAATAACAAATCAAGAGGATATGTTAAAGGTGAAACTTTTTATAAAGAAAAGATTGTTACATTTAATCCTTCTAGTAGACATCACATAGCAGATAGATTATCTGAAATGCATGGTTGGAAACCTACTGTTTTCAATGATGATGGTAAACCAAAGTTAGATGAAACTACTTTATCTGCCTTGCCTTATCCAGAAGCTAAAACATTGTGTGAGCATTTTTTATTAGATAAAAGAATTGGACAATTGGCAACGGGTGCACAAGCTTGGTTGAAACACGAAAAGAATAATAAAATACATGGTACTTGCAACACAAACTCTACAGTAACAGCCAGAGCAACACACTCGTACCCAAACATGGCTCAGATTCCTAGTGTATCTGTGCAGTATGGCAAAGAGTGTCGTGCATTATTTACAGTTCCAGCCGGTAAAAAACTTGTAGGCATTGATGTCTCAGGTTTAGAAGTTAGAATGTTAGCTCATTATATGGCTAGATATGACAATGGAGACTACTCTAAAGTTGTGTTAGATGGTGATATACACACTGAGACACAAACTTTAGCTGGCTTAGATAGCAGAGACATGGCTAAGCGTTATTTTTATTGCTTTTTATATGGTGGTGGCGTTAGAAAAATTGCTTCTGTTATAAATAAATCAGTACCAGAGGCATCTAAGATTAAAAAAAGATTCTTAAATAATCTGCCTGCACTGAATAAGCTAATTGTAGATGTTCAAAAAGTTGCAGAACGAGGTTTTTTGATGGGTTTAGATAAGAGACATGTTAAGGTTCGTTCACCACATGCCGCATTAAATACTTTATTACAGAGCTCTGGAGCACTAGTGTGCAAACAGTGGTTGGTTGAGTTTGATAAAGTTATAAGTAAGATACCCGAAGCTCAACAAGTAATATGGGTACATGATGAAATACAAGTAGAATGTCTTGAAAAAGATGCAGACAACATAGGGCAATTAGCCATAAAAGCAATAGAAGATACTGGTAGATATTTTAATTTAAGACTACCTTTAACTGGTGAATATAAAATAGGAGACAACTGGAGTGAAACACACTAAAGCACAGCCTCGTTTTGATTTAGATTTAAAGTTTGGTCAGCAAAATGAGAACGATTTTTTAACAGCAATTGAAGGTAAAGTAGAAGTAAAGACAGACAGAATGTGTATTAAGACTGGCAATGTTTATATTGAAACTGAAAGCAGAGGCAAAGCTTCCGGTGTATATAATACTGATGCTAAATATTATGCTATCTGTTTATATAAAGCCGACAGAAAAAATAATGTTTGGGTTTTAGTTCCTACTAAACATCTAATAAAGTTGATGAAAAAATATCCAGTAAAAGCTGGTGGAGACAATTGGACTTCTAAAGGACACATAGTACCTAAAGAAGCTTTAATAACATTTGATATATAAAGGAGAAAATATGAATAAACAAAAAATATTATTAATTGATGGCGATATTTTATTATACAAAATTGCTATGAATAATGAAGTACCTACAGACTGGGGTAATGGTTTGTGGACATTACATGCTGATGAAAATGTATGTAAATTAGATGTAGATGCAGTGATAGATAATTTAGGTTCTAACTTTTCTGCTGATGATTATGTCGTTTGCTTAACAGACAAACATAACTTTAGAAAAGATGTGTTACCTAGTTACAAAAGCAACAGAAAAAATATCCGTAAACCTATGATGTTAAAAGCATTGCGTGAATATGTAATGGAAAAACACAATGGTGTTGTTTGGAAAAATTTAGAAGCAGATGATGTTATGGGTATTATGGCAACAGAGCCTTCTATAGATGAACGAATTATTGTTAGTATTGATAAAGACATGAAAACAATTCCATGTAATTTATCTGCTGACGGACAAACAGTCACACCTATACCACAGCGACTAGCTGATTACTGGTTTATGATACAAACATTAACTGGTGACAAAACTGACGGTTATGATGGCATTGAAGGAGTAGGCATTAAGACTGCTGAAAAACTAATAATGAAGTATACTAATGTTCCCTTATTAGACCTATGGAAAATAGTCAAAAAGATTTATGTAGATAAAGGTTATACTGAGGCAGAAGCCTTACAGCAAGCCAGAGTTGCACACATTTTAAGACATGGAGAATATAACAAAAAGACAGGAGAAGTAAAATTATGGCAGATTTAATTAAGAGCCCACCACATTACAATCAAGGCAGTATTGAACCTATTGATTATATTGTCGCTAATAGACTTACATATTGTGAAGGTAATGTTGTAAAATATATTTCTCGTTGGAGACACAAAGGTGGTGTTGAAGATTTAAAAAAAGCAAAACAATACATTGACTTTATTATAGATAAAGAAGGTGTCACAACAGTTACAAAACCGAAAGATTAAATAATTATGAGCATAGACTATAGCAGAGATGAGTTGCTTACTGAATTTGGTAAGACAACATTAAAAGATAGATACTTACTACCCACAGAAACATCTCCTCAAGATGGATTTATGAGAGCCGCTAAAGCTTTCTCCGATAGTGATGAAATGGCAGAACGTATTTATTCTTATGCATCTAAGCTATGGTTTATGTACTCAACACCTATTTTATCTAACGGTGGTGCCACTAGAGGCATGCCTATATCATGTTTTTTAAATTATGTAGGTGATAGTAGAGAAGGATTAACTGGACACTACACAGAGAATGCTTGGTTAGCATCTGTTGGTGGTGGAATTGGTGGCTATTGGGGTGACATAAGAAGTGATGGTGTTAAAACTTCTGGTGGTTCTCAATCATCAGGTTCAATTCCTTTTCTTCATGTAGTAGACTCAGAAATACTTGCGTTCTCTCAAGGTAAAACTAGAAGAGGTAGCTATGCGGCATATATGAATATTAGCCACCCAGAAATTATAGAATTTTTAGAAATGAGAAAGCCTAGTGGTGGTGATGTGCATAGAAAATGTTTAAACCTACATCATGGTGTCAATTTATCTAATGAATTTATGGAGTTAATAGATAATTGTATTAAAGAACCAACACATGATGATAGCTGGAATTTAATAGACCCACATACTAAAAAAATAGTACGGACTGTATCAGCAAAAGATTTGTGGCTTAAAATTTTAGAGACTAGAGTAGCCACTGGTGAGCCTTATGTTTCATTCATTGATACTGTTAATGAAGCATTGCCTGAAACACAAAAGAAATTAGGATTGAAAGTACATCATTCAAATTTATGTACTGAGATTACACTGGCAACTGCTGAAGATAGAACTGCTGTATGTTGTTTGTCTTCTGTTAATTTAGAAAAGTATGATGAGTGGAAAAATGACTCAAGATTTATACCTGACTTAGTTAGGTTTTTAGATAATGTATTACAATTCTTTATTGATAAAGCTCCAGAAGAATTATTTAGAGCAAGGTTTAGTGCGTCACAAGAAAGAAGTATTGGACTAGGTGCTATGGGTTTTCATTCTTATTTACAATCTAAAGGTATACCATTTGAATCAGCTTTAGCTAAGTCAATGAACTTAAAAATGTTTAGAGAAATGAAAGAACAAGCTGTAGCAGAGAGTAAAAGACTTGCAGTTAAAAGAGGAGAAGCTCCTGACATGGAAGGCACTGGAATGAGACATGCTCATTTACTAGCTGTTGCTCCTAATGCTTCTTCTTCTATTATATGTGGTACAACTTCTCCATCTATAGAGCCATTCAGAGCTAATGCTTATGTTCAAAAAACTATGTCTGGTTCATTTCTAGTTAAGAATAAATTCTTAGAAAAAATTCTGGAGAGAAAAGGAATTAACAATGAAAAGATATGGACATCTATTTTATCTAACAGAGGGTCTGTGTTACATTTAAAAGAATTGTCTGACAATGAGAAAGATGTATTTAAAACTGCTATTGAAATTAATCAACAATGGATAATAGAACATGCTTCCGATAGACAACAATATATTTGTCAAGGACAATCAGTTAATGTGTTTGTTCCTGCTGATGTTAACATTAAAGAACTCCATGACATACACATGTTAGCTTGGAAAAGAAAATTAAAAACTTTGTACTATTGTCGTTCAGAAGCTATTAAGCGTGCAGAGTTAGTATCTAAAAAAATAGAACGAACTATTATACCTGAAGCAGACTGCTTAGCTTGTGAGGGATAATGTTAGATAGATTTTTATATAACTTTTTTAGCAAGTGTGATGATATATTAATTTGGATAGCTAATTTATATCCACAATCTAAACCAAGAAAGAAAAAAAAGAAATGACCCACCCAGACGACTTTAAAATTACTTACAAAAAAAGAAAACCAAAACCAAAACACACAGTTATGTGGACAGTATATCATACTATCTTAGCTGTTGAATTATTAATCATTATTATTATAGAAGGGATAGAATTATATGGGCAAATCATCAACGGACAATTATAAAATTAGAGATGGAAAACATATACCTACTCAGAAATATAAAGATAGCTGGGAAAGAATATTTGGTAAAAAAGAAATAGTTGAAGAACTTCCAAAAGAAGAAGCAGATTACATAAAAGAATTGGAAAAAAAGATATGAGTTTATTTGAAAAACGAACACACTACAAACCATTTGAATACACATGGGCATTTGAAGCTTATGATTCACACCAGAAAATGCATTGGTTACCAAGCGAAGTTCCTTTACATGAAGATGTAAGAGATTGGAATGAAAGATTAACAGCAGAAGAAAAGAATCTTATAGGACAAATACTTAAATTCTTTACACAAGGGGATGTAGATATTGCGCAAGCATATCTTGATAAGTATATTCCTAAATTTAAACCACCAGAAATTAGAATGATGTTGTCGGCCATAGCTACTTCAGAAGCTAATCATGCACATAGTTACTCATTATTAAATGATACTATTGGTTTACCTGACAGTGAGTACAAAGCATTTCAAGAATATAAAGAAATGTCTGATAAACATACCTATTTATTTGAGTCTAAAGGTAAAGGAATAGAAGGATTAGCTAGAGAAATAGCTTGTTTTTCTGCATTTGGTGAAGGCTTACAGTTGTTTGCTTCCTTTGCAATGCTTCTTAACTTCTCAAGATTTGGTAGAATGAAGGGAATGTGTCAGATAGTTACTTGGAGTATCAGAGATGAGACACACCATGTAGAAAGTATGATTAAATTATTCCATGCACTTATAAAAGAAAACCCGAATATTTGGACAGAAAAATTTAAGGCAAGTATCTATCAAACATGTAGAGATATGGTAGATTTAGAAGATAAGTTTATTGATTTAGCTTTTGCTCAAGGTGGCATCAGAGGTTTAAAGTCTGATGAAGTTAAACAATACATAAGATACATAGCTGATAGAAGACTATTACAATTGTCTTTAAAACCTAACTATGGTGTAAAACAAAACCCTTTAGGTTGGTTAGATTGGGTGTTAAATGGTGTAGAACATGCTAACTTCTTTGAGAATAGAGCTACAGAATACAACAAAGGTACCATTACCGGAAACCTATGGGATTAAAGTACCCTTTTTAGAAGAATAAAATATGCCAGACTTAAATGATGTAGAATTACCTACAAAAGTAGACGATTTGATTGAACTTTTAAATAAAGTTTATCCAGAAAAGTCACCTATTATATCAGATAAACCTAATGAAATATACTTTCAAGCAGGTCAAAGAGATGTAGTAAAATTTATTAACATGCTAAAAGAGAGGACTCAGAAATAATATGTGTATGTCACAGCCTAAGATACCAACACCAGTAGCGGCACCGGCACCGGTTTTACCTATTGAATCACCAATTGCAGAAGAAAAAGCTTCTACAGTTGAAACAGCAGTAGATACTCAAGAAACTATAGCTAAAAAAGCTAAGAAATCTGGTACTACAGCATTACAAACTTCATCTGGTTTAAATATACCAACTGTATCTGGTTTAAATATTATATAACATGCAATACAATAGCGTAAGCATGTTACAACAAAGCGCTAGACAGCGTTACGAAGCGCTGAAACAACACAGAGAACACTTTTTAGATAGAGCACAAGAATGTAGTGAACTAACTATTCCTTCTCTCCTTCCCCCTGATGGTTTTCATTCATCAACAGACTTATACAATCCCTTCCAATCCGTAGGTGCAAGAGGAGTAAACAATTTATCTTCTAAATTATTACTTTTATTACTACCACCTAACGCTCCTTTCTTTAGATTATCAATAGCAGGTGACGCTAAAAAAGATTTAGACCAACAAAAAGAAATTAAGTCTGAAGTAGAAAAATCTTTAGCAACTATAGAAAGAGAAGTTTCAAGTAAAATTGAACAACTAGCTTTAAGAGTTTCAGTGTTTGAAGCACTAAAACATTTAATTGTTGCAGGTAATGTATTAACTTATCTTCCTAAAAAAGGAAGCATGAGAGTATTTCCATTATCAAACTTTGTATGTAAAAGAGATGCGTCAGGAAATATTTTAGAAATAATAATTAAAGAAACTATTCATCCTACTTATTTAGATACAGCAACTTTAGAAAAATTACAACAACAAGAAGAATATAAACCTGATGAACAGTGTGATTTATATACTCACATTTATAAATTAGATGACAAGAAATTTTACACTTGCCAAGAAGTAAAAGGATTTAAAATAGAATCTTCTATTGGTGACTACCCAGTAGATTCTTTACCTTACCAAGCTTTAAGAATGGTTAGAGTAGACAATGAAGATTATGGAAGAAGTTATGTAGAAGAATTTTTAGGTGATTTAAAATCATTAGAAGGATTGTCTCAAGCTCTTGTAGAGTCTGCGGCGGCTTCATCTAAAGTAGTCTTTATGGTTAGACCTAACTCAGTTACTAGAAAAAAAGATTTAGCTCAAACTAGAAATGGTGATATTATAACAGGTAGTGCTGATGATGTTGCTGTACTTCAATCACAAAAACAATATGATTTACAAGTAGTTGAAAGAAGTATTGGTAAATTAGAAGAAAGAATGTCTTATGCTTTCTTATTAAACACAGCAATTCAAAGAGATGCTGAAAGAGTAACAGCACAAGAAATTAGATACATGGCTCAACAATTAGAAACTGCTATGGGTGGTATTTATTCTTTATTGTCTCAAGAATTTCAATTACCTTTGGTGACCATCTTAATGAAAAGAATGGCATCAGCTAATGAAATTCCTACATTACCAAAAGGTTCAGTACAGCCTACTATTATTACAGGTGTAGAAGCTTTAGGTAGAGGTAATGACTTACAAAAATTAAGAGAATTTGTAGCTGAGATAGGAAACTTAGCACAGATAAATCCTGCAATTGCACAAAGTTTAAATTCGCAAGATTTAATTAAAAGAATTGCTACAGGTCTAGGCATTGAAACTGAAGGACTTATTAAAACTGAGGAACAACTAGCTCAGGAACAAGAAGAAGCACAGTCGCAAATGGAAGACCAACAGATGATGGGCATGGCTGAAAAAGCTGTAGCGCCTGCTGTTGCTGGAGCAATGAAACAACAACAAGAAGGATAATTATATGGTTGATACCGTAGAAATAAGTACAGAAGATACTGGTTCAGAAAAACCAGAAGTAAATGAGACACAGTCCGCACAAAGTAAACCTGAAGGATTACCAGAAAAGTTTAACTCAGTTGATGAGTTAGCAAAATCATATCAGGAATTAGAAAAGAAACTTGGTGAACAATCTCAGCCCAAAGCAGGAGAGCCTACATTAAAAGAAGAAACAAAAGCTAACCCAAACAATTTAGATATAGCTGAAAAAGCTGTTGAAAATGCTGGTTTAGATATGACTTCTTTACAAGCAGAGTATTCTGAAAAAGGTGAATTAGATGCTAAGTCTTATGAAGCTTTAGAAAAAGCTGGAATAACAAAAGAATATGTAAATAATTATATTGCTGGTCAAGAGGCAATTGCTACAAACTCAGCTAATGAAATAAAAGCTACTGTTGGTGGTGATGAGCCTTACAAAGCAATGACTGATTGGGCATCTAACAATATGAGTGATGGTGAGAAACAAGCTTATAACAAAGCTGTAAATAGTGGAGACATGGACACAGTTAAGTTAGCAGTGAGTGCACTTAAAGGTCAATATGAAAGAGCTAATGGTAAAGAGCCTACACTTGTGGCTGGTAAAGCACAAGCAACACAAGAAGCAGGTTATGCATCTTGGGCACAAGTTACTGAAGCTATGTCTGACCCTAGATATGCTAAAGATATTGCATACCAAAATGAAGTTAAAGCTAAATTAGGAAACAGCAGTCTTTAGTGTTACCTAAAACAGAAAAAATATTTAGACTTAAGTGTCTAATTAAGAAATGTCGTGAGCGGGGTAAATTCCTGCTCGGCATCAAGCTTGCTAAAAAACTAGCAAGTCTATAGTTGTGCTCCTTTTTAGGGGGCAACTGCCAACATATATAAATAAGTAGAGTAACCTTACCACCTGCGGGTGACAATCTGGAAATGAAACTGACTGATATGTGAGGGCTTTCTATAAACAATAACAGTAACAAAGGAAAATAATAATATGGCAAATGCAACACCCGTAAGTCAAGGTTTAGTAAATGCATCCGGTACTGAAGACGCATTGTTTCTGAAAGTTTTTGCAGGTGAAGTTCTTACTTCATTTGACAGAGCATCAGTAACAAACGGAGCTGAAATGGTTAGAAGTATTTCTTCTGGCAAATCAGCAACTTTCCCCGTAATGGGTAGAGTCGGTGCGGCTTATCATGTAGCAGGTGCAGAAATTACTGGCTCAGACGTAAACCACAACGAAAAGGTTATTACAATAAATGACCTTTTACTATCTTCTGTCTTTTTAAGCAATATAGAAGAAGCAAAAAACCATTGGGATGTTAGAAGTGCATATTCTATGGAAATCGGCAGAGCGCTGGCTTTCCAAAAAGATAAGCATATCTTACAAACTATTGGACAAGCATCTCTAGCATCAGCAAATGTTGGTGACACTGGATATGCGGCAGGTACTACTATTACTAATACTGGTATAGCTTCTGCAACTGCGGCAACTGCGGCTAACGCTGTGATTGATGCATTGTTTGATGCGGCTAAACAGATGGATGCTAACTTCATTCCAAAAGAAGGAAGAAAAGCGTTTATTAGATTAGAAGAGTATTACAAACTAGCAAATGGTACTAATGTAGTTAATGTTGACTTTAGTGGTCAAGGTTCAATTGCAGAAGGTAAAGTAGTTAAAGTAGCTGGAATTGAATTGATTCCAACTCCTCACTTTATTGATGGTAACATTGCGGCGGCTAATGACCAAACTGCACCTTCAGGAAAATCAGCAACTATTGCTGACCCTCAAGCAGTTAACTTAACAAATTATGTTTGTTTAGTGTCACACCCGTCTGCGGCTGGAACTGTAAAATTAATGGACTTGGCTGTTGAATCAGAATATGATATCAGAAGACAAGGAACATTAATGGTTGCTAAATACGCTATGGGTCATGGTGTACTTAGACCAGAAGCGGCTATCGGAATTAAAGAAGCTTAATAGCTAAACTTTAATACAGATTTGGCGGGGGCAGGAGACTTAACCCGCCATTTCTATTAATTCATTTTTAATTTAGGAGAATATGGCTACACAAATCACACCTACTACAGAGCTTCAAGCTGTCAACATTATGTTGTCACACATTGGAGAAGCTCCTGTAAATGCAATTACAGGTACAACATCAGTTGATGTATCTACAGCTAAAAATCTTTTAGATGAAACAAACATGTCAATCCAAACTTTAGGATGGCATTTTAATACACATTACAATTACAAAACCTTATCCCTTGATTCCAATGGGAAAGTTCCCCTTCCAGCAAACTGCGTTAAAGCTGACGCTAGCGCCAGTGTTAGATTTTTAAATTTTACAATGAGAAACGGTTACCTATATGACATGGAAACACACACAGATATATTTACTTCTGCACCATCTTTAGTTGACCTTGTTTTAGTACAACAATTTTCAGACTTACCAGAATACGCTAGACAATATATTGTAGCTAAAGCTTCAAGAAGATTTGCTTCAAGATTTGTTGGTGATAAAGAAATTATTAGTTTAATATCAGCAGATGAACAAGAAGCATTAATGGCATTTCATCAAGCAGATAGTCAAGCGTCTGACATTAATATGTTAGAAGGTGACGCAAATACTTATTCAATAATTAACAGAACGAAAAGAAGGACTTACTAATGGGTGGAGTAGTATCACAGAGTATTCCTAATTTTCTGAATGGTATCTCACAACAGTCTCCAACACAAAGAGGTATTAATCAGGGTGAGGAACAAATCAATTTACAAAACGGTATTGTAGATGGTCTAGCTAAAAGACCACCTTTTGATTATGTCTCTACTTTAGATGCTACAAATGTTTATCCAAACACTACAAAATTCTGGTCTATTCAAAGAGATAAAACAAATCAATTTATGGTTGCTATTTATAATGGTGGTATTAAAGTTTGGGATTTACAAGGTAATTCAAAGCCAGTTACTATTGCAAGTGGTTCAGGTTATCTAGCTTCTACAAATCCTAAGAATGATTTTAGAATGGTTAATATTGCTGATTATACTTTTATAGCCAATACATCTAAAACTGTTTTAGCTGATACAACTTTAAGCACAGCTAAAGTACAAGAATTTTATATTAATGTTTTATTAACTAATTATGGTAAAGAATATTCTGTAACAGTAAGACACCCTAATATGTCTTATGATATTAAAGCTTCATTACAATTACCTACTGGAAATGATGCCGCAACAGATGGTAAATTTAGAGACACAGCACACATTGCTGATATATTATTTAAAGGAACTTCTAGCTCACACTTTAATTCTAGTTCTGATGCATCTTTTGATATTACAAGAACTGACACAGGTGCTTCTTTAGGAGCAACTACAGGTTTAGGTACAAATTCTGGTGTAACAAGTCATTTTACTATGACTCTTTTTTCAGGTGTTATTAGAGGTGTGTCTACAAATGGCAATGCTAACTTTACTGTTACAACAAGTGATGGTACAGGAAACACAGGAATGTTTGCAGTAAGAGATGAAATTATTGATTTTACAAAATTACCTTATTACGCAAGTACGGATAGTAAAATTAAAGTTACAGGAGATGAAGGTGATACTTTATCAGACTATTGGGTAAAATTTGAATCTGATGGTGTGTGGAAAGAATGTATAGCACCAGCAGTTAGTTTAGGTTTAAACAATGCTACAATGCCTCATGCTTTAATTAATAATAATGATGGTACATTTACTTTTCAAGAAGTTGATTGGACAGATAGAATTGCAGGAGATGGAGAAACAAACTCTAGTCCTAGTTTTATTAATACTAACATTAACAATTTATTATTTTATAAAAATAGATTAGGTATACTAGCTAGAGATAATTTAATCTTTACAGAGAATGCTAGTTTCTTTAACTTTTTTGCAAAAACAGTAACTCAAGTTTTAGATACAGACCCTATAGATATAGCGGCTTCTGGTTCTGAAGTTAATACTTTATTTGATAGTGTGGCTTTCAATGAATCTTTACTTTTATTTTCTGAAAAATCACAATACAAATTAGGAAGTGTGGGAGAAACTATTTCACCTACTACTGCTGTGTTAAATGAAGTATCTTCTTTTGAACACAACAAAGATGTTAAACCAATTTCAGCAGGTAAGTATGCATATTTTGCGCAAGCTAGAAACAACAACACAGCAATAAGAGAATACTATGCTGATGATGATACATTAACAAATGATGGTTTAGACATTACTGTATCAGTTCAAGATTTAGTACCTAGTAATGCATATCAAATGTTAGCAAACACAACAGAAGATACATTAATTACATTATGTGCTGACACTGTTGATACACAAATTGCACCTTATACTACTGGCACAGATTTAACATCTATTAACGGTGGCACTATGTTTATTTATAAATATTTCTTTGATGGTGGTGAAAAAGTACAAACAGCATGGTCAAAATGGACTCTAACTAATGGTAAAATTATTGGTGGAATGACATTTGAAAGTTTTGTTTATTTGATGGTATCTGAAGGACAAACAACAAAATTATTAAAAATTGATTTAAGAAATTTAAAAGATACTACAACAGGTTTTGGAATTTATTTAGATTTAAAAACTAAAGTTACAGGTACTTATGCAAGTGGAACAGGTTTAACAACTGTTACTTCACCTTACGGTGTAAAAACAGGTTTAATAGCTGTTGATGCTACTAACGGAAACAACTTTACATTAAAACCTACAGTTGGGTCTTCTTATACATTACTAGGTAATCATACTGATATTTGGTTAGGAAGAACTTATGAATCTAAATACAGATTGTCACCTCAATATGTTAGAGAAAATTCTGGTAGAGGATTAATTGCAGTTACTTCAGGTAGATACCAAATTAGAAATATATCTTTTAACTATGAAAACTCAGGTTACTTTCAAGTAGAAGTAACACCTCAGAATAGAGATACAAATTATTCGTTTATGAATGGATATGTTATTGGCACAGCTACAAGTTTAGTAGGTGTACCAGCAATAAGTGGTGGTACGATTAAAGTACCCGTTTCATGTAAGAACACAGATTTTACATTGGATATTAAAAGTAGCTCTCATTTGCCTATGTATATAGCTAGTGCAGAAGTAGAAGGTTACTACCACAGTCGTTCAACAAGGATTTAATTATGATTAAAGAAAATTATGTAAGACCCGCTATTCTAAAAGATGCCTTAGAGTTAGCACCAAAAATAAGAAAAGGTGACAGAGAAGAAATACAAGCTTCTAGTAATGTATCACCTTTGAAAGCTTTAGTAATACCATTTACACAGGATAAAGCAAAAATATATAGTGTAATTGGAACTGAATCTGAAGGTGTTATAGGTATGTTTGGTGTGGCTGCATGCGAAGACCCTGAATATGGGGTGGCATGGATGTTATCTAGTGAATTGTTATTTAAACATACAAAACAATTTATAAAAGAATGTCCACAATGGATAGAAGAAATGGGAAAAGGTTATAATTATTTATATAACTTTGTAGACAAAAGAAATTGGAAGTCAATGAAATGGCTTCAGTATCTTGGCTTTGAGCCCTCAACCGAAATTGAAAAATACGGATATGGTAAGATGCCATTTTTATTAATGATGAAGGAGATAAACAAATAATGTGTGATGTAGTAACAGCGTTAAAAGTAGGTATGGCAGTACAACAATACAGAAGCGCTAAAGCTGTTGCTAAAGGTCAAAAACTTGCTAACACACAGACAAGAAAAAGTTCTGACAAAGCTTATTTAAATGATATTTCTAAAATAGATAAAGATGCAGTATTAGCAACTAGAGAAAAGAAAGCTGAAGATTTTAGATTAAGCCAAGAAGAAAATGCTAAAAAAGCAGAAGCATTAAATACTAATGCAGGTAATGGTCTTAAAATAATGCAAGACATAGGCGGCGGATATGATATGCAATTTTTAGATGTATCAAGAGATTTTGAAACAGATGTTCTTAATTTAGTATCACAAGAAAGTGAAGCTTATGGAGCACAAGAAAGAAGATACAATAGTATTAAACCCATAACTATGCCAAGTAAAACTGGATTGTATTTACAAGTAGCAACTATTGGCGCAGAAGGTTATTACAAAAATAAATCAGCAACAGCACCAGACACAGGTGAAGTAGTGGCACCATAACATAGGATATAAACATGGCTTATAAATCAAGAGTAACAAACAAAAGATATGGAGCTACATTTGGTGGACAAATACGGTCATCTGACAGCAGTTCTTCTACAGAATTATTAAAAACATTATCAGCAATTACTCCTACATTAGAAAAAATTCAAGGTAACTATATTCAAGGTCAAAAAGATGTTGCTAAACAAGAAATAAATAAATTATATTTAACTAAAAATCCAGAACAAATTCAAAAAGAAATACTAAATGGTGACCACCCTAATTTAACTGGTAAGTATGTAGACAAAACTGTTGCATATCACACAGGTAGATACCAAGCAGTAGATACAATTGCTAAAATTACAGAGAATATTGGTGATTATAATTTTAAAGAAGATAACTTACCAGCATTTTATAAACAATTTTTACCTGATATGAAAAATGCAGAAGGTTCATATACGCTAGGTTTTGCCGCAGTATTTAATGAGTACAAAGCTAAGGCGGCTATAGCAGATGCTAAAGTTAGAAGCAAACATACACAAGAAGAAAAAATTAAGAATGGTGCTAAAATATTATCGTCTTTTAGTGCAAAGACTTTTTGGGAAAGAAAAAGTTCATTAGAAGTGGATTTACCAGCAGAAACTAAAAATGGTAAAAAACATAAATTATATACTACTGATGAGTCTAATGCTTCCGCTTATTTATATTTATCAGGTGCAATTGATACAGCAACAACAAGTGAAGAATTATATAAAATAGAACAAATTATTGATGCTGACAGAGGAACTGGTACAGGTGGTAATCAATTAGGTTCTATGAGAAGTGTTAAAAATAATCCTACTATAACTAATATTATACAAGCACTAGAAACTAAAGAAAGAACATTAGTTAATGCAGAGTATACTGCAAGTCAACGACTTAAAGATAAACAAAAAACAGAATACACAAAAAATCTTTTTGCTATAGATAGGTCTACAACAGAAGGTGCTATTGAATATACTAATTTACTTAAAGAAGCTACTGACAAATATCCAGAATTAAATGCTACTATTAACAGTGTTGCTAAAAATAAATATGAAGTAAATGAAGATGATAGTGGAATTGCTCAATTAAAAATATCAGTTATGAAAGGTGATTATAATGGTAGTTTGGCGGCATTGCAAGATGAATGGAGCACTAAATCTAACAATCCAGAAACACTTGTTAAATTAACTGACCTGTGGTTAGCATCTAAAAAATATGAAAATAGTAATTACACACCACCTTTTCAAGAACCAGCTTTTATAAAAACTTCTAGTAAAATACAAAGACAAATTGTTGATGCTGTTAAAGGGGTAGATAAAAAATACAATGGACAGAAAAATCAATTTATTGCTGATTTAATTACAAACGATTTACAAGAAGAATACATGGATTGGTTAGAAGAAAATCCTAAACCAGCTAGAATGGAAAACACACAAGTTCAAAATGAATGGGTTAAAGAACAAACAAAATTCTTTAATGAGTCTTATAATGAAAAAATTAAAATCTACAGTCAACAAAACTGGTTAAGTGCTGTTGCTGAAAGAATTAATAAGAATGGTTTAGATTTAACTTCAGATATAGATTTAGATAGTATTGCAATTGAGTATTATGAAGAAAAAGTTTCAAGCGCTGTTACTGCGTTTAAACCTTTTGTTAATCAATTTCAAGCTGAGTCTGATTCAAATTTAACAAATTTATCTGCTACTTTAATGGCAAGTTCAGATTTTCAAAGGTTATTAGAAACAAAAGGGTTTGAAGGTTTTGCAAATGATACTACTAAACAAAAAGCTTTAGCAGAAAGAATGATTAAAGATTTAGGTTTAGAAAGTTCAGATTACACTGATGAAAGAAATAAATTAATGGACACTATTAATTCTAACATCCAAGACTTTGTATTACCTTTAATTGAAACATATACTCCTTTAGGATTAATTGAAAAAGGTGATAGTAAAGAAGCACAAAAGAATTTCTTTACGGATAGCATTGAAAAATTAGCAGGGATGCCAATGACTAAGCAAATTTACAATACAATATTAAATGAAGATGCTAAAGCAAATTTAGCTAAAGCATTTAACATTAATTCTTTGCAATTAGATGATTTAATAAACGAATATTTAAAATAAATAAAAAGGAAAAATAATGGCATTAGATTTAGGAATCACTTTTAACGAAGAAGGAATAACAGAAGAAAGAGATGCTCTTCAAATCGGTCAAGATGAAAGAAATAGAAATAGAAGAAACAGACTTGATAGAATTAAATATGATAAAATGGAAAAAGCAGAGCGTCAAACACTTGCTTTAGAAAAATTACAATCAGATGAATTTGAAACACTATTAAAAAGATACTACACAGGTGGTGTCAGCGATATGAATGGTGGTAAAAAAGTTAATGACTATTCTAAATCTGAAATTATAGAAAAGTTTTACCAAGATAGACTTTGGAGTGAATACAACACCGTAGGTATTGTTAATGATGTTGGACAAGTTCTAGCTAAAGATGACCAATACAAAGGTGATTGGGCTGAAATAACACAGCTATACGCTGATTTACCTTATTTCGGTGGTCAAACAATTGGTTTTGTTAAGTGGGCTAAAGATTTTGTACCTGCTTTAGTGGCTGACCCTATTAACTTATTTACTTTAGGAACAGGAAAAATTGTAGCTAGAGAAGCAGGCAAAGTTGCTATAAGTGCTTTGAGCAAACAAGAATTTCAAAAACTTGCTGTTAAACAATCAGTAAAAGAAATAGCATTAAAAGAAGCGGCTTATGGTGCAACAATTGCAACAGGTTCAGACTTAGCTAGACAAACTGCTGAAATAGATTCTGGTTTAATGACTGAATACAATTTAACTAGAACTTTAATTACAGGCGCAACTGGCGGTGTCGCTCAAGGTACAATCGGTGGTGCTATGAGTGTATGGTCAACTAAAGGCAAAGCAGGTAAATTCTATGACAAAGGTGATGGATTTATGTCTGACTTTGATAGAGACTTTGGTGCGGCTGGTAGTAAATCAGATGTAACTTATTCAGGCAAAGATGGTAAATCTAAAAAATTCAAACCGGAAAAACCTTCCACAAAAACCCCCACAAAAGTAACAGAGAAACAAAGTGAAATTTCTACAATTGCTTCAAAAGTAAATGAAATAAAAGAAGAAACATTTTTAAACAGCGATATTACAGTTTTACCAAAAGAATTACAAGGTGCAAAACCTCGTTATAATTATGGTGATAGAAGCATAGAATTAGAATTTAATAATGATATTGCAAAAGCACTTTACATTGTAGGTGGAAAAGGCAAAAGTGTTTCTCACGATTCTTATTTATCATTTTTAAAAAATGCTGGTGTTAAAGATGTAGCAAAAAAAGCACAAGCAATTAGAGATTCAATTAAAGCACAAGCTAAAAGTGGTTCAGATATAGCCAAAATCTCAGCAGAACTACCTGTAAAATCAAATAAAAAATTAAAAAATGGTGAAGTTAAAAGAAAAACTCCTTTTATAAATCTTAATAAAATTAGTGCTGATGCATCTCATAATATAGTTATTAAAGAAATTAAAGACAGTATTAGAACGCTACTTAAAAATAAAGATATAAGAACAACACAAAGAGTTGGTTTGTTTAATCAAATTAAAAGCAGAGCGGCAAGATTATTAGGCAAAGAAAATGCTGAAAAATTAAATGAAGAATTAATAACAATATCAAGAATTGCACCTGATTTAGCACCCACAATTTATGCAGGTCGTATTAACATTTTAAACAAAAGTCTTGAAGTTTCTGAAATAAGAAAACTAGCAGATAACGCTGTAGATATGGATGAAAAATTAGTTGTTACAAATAAATTGTTAGAAGCAATGGCTGAAAAAACAGCACTTATTAAAAATCATGTAAGAACTGTTGAGGGTGTATCTGATGCTTTAAACCAACAAAAAATAATTGCTGAAATGACAGATGCAGATAAATTAAGAATGGAAACAGATATTTTATTAGCACAAGAACTTCCTTTATTATTATCTAAAATTAAAAAACTTAAACCTGCTGAAAGAATTAAAGCAGTAAATGACATTGCTGATATTAGTGCAAATGATTACAAAATGAGAAAAGTAATTAAAAACATTAATAGAAAAACTAAAGATAAAACTGTTAGTTTCTTTGAAGCATATAATGAATTTACTACAGCTAATTTACTAGGTGACCCTACAACACATGAAATAAACATTTTATCGGCGGCGGCTAGATTTCAAGCTAGTATTGTAGAACAATTCTATGGTGGTTTAATTTCATTTAAAAATGGAAAAGGAACACAAGGATTTAATCAATTACAAATGGCAGGTGATTTATTAGTTTCTCAAATGAGATTCTTTCAAATTGCTTTTAAAAAAGCTAGGTTATCTTGGAAAGCTAATAGAAGTATTGGTGATACTATTGAACATAGATTTGACGGTAGACAGCAAAGAAACATGGAAACATACTTTGACCAATTAGCAAATTCAGACAATATAGCAAAACAAGTAGCGGCTAAAGTAGCTTCACCTATTGGTAAACTTTCATTTCTTACTTTAAGATTACTAGGTGCAGGTGATACTTTAATGAAAAACATTTTTCAAAGAAGTGCTAGAGTTGCTAATGTTAACCAAAGAATAAGAGCTTTCTATCCTGAGTTATGGAAAAACAGGAAAATGATAAATAAAACAGGAATTATAAAAGTAGAAGATAATATTAGAAATGTAAAAGAAAACATTAGATTTGAAAAAGCGGCTGATGTAGTTAATGAAAAAAAGTTAACTAAATTAAATAAACAATTAACTGATTTAGAAAAACAAAAAGTAGAACAAACTCCATTTGAAAAAAAATGGCAAGAACTATATTATCAGTATGAAGATGAATTTGGTAATTTTAGACAAACAAAAACTTTTAATAGTATTGAAGCATCTACTTTAGATGATTTAACAAAGTCAGTAGCTAATGACCCTACTTTTGTGTCACAAGTTAATTCATTTACACAAAAATTAAAAAGTGACATGTTGGAAAAAAATCAATTTTACCCTGACCAAAAACAAAGTAAAGCAAACTTAGGTGATTGGTTATTAAAACTAGTAAACAAAGCACCTTTAATAAGAGTATTAACAAGTCTTCACTTTGTAAAAACTCCTGTTAGTTTATTTAAATATGGATGGCAAGCGACACCATTACTTAATAAATTAAATATGGAATTTAGAGCTATGGAAAGTGCGTCAGACCCAATTGTTAGAAACAAAGCAAGTGCAATAAAAGCAGTAGGTCTTACAGCTTATGGACTGGCAACTACAATGCAATTAAATGGTAAACTTACTGGACACAATGAAAAAGACAGAAACCATAGATATTCATATGTATGGTATAATGACAAAGGTGAAAAACAATTTACTAACCTAGCAAGATTTTTCCCTTTATCAATACCTTTTATGGTTGTTGCTTCTATTGGAGATGCATTAGAATCAGGTGCAGATATGCTTAATGACCCATTACACAGTGCAGAAAATCAAAGGTATCAAGATTTCTTAACACACATGGGGGGTTCAGCTTTCTCTTTGTGGTCTAATATTTTTGCAAGTAATTTAATGACTCAAGATTTCTTTAAATTAACTGAGATATTTTCAGAAACAGAAGCTACTAATGAAGAAGGTGCAAAGAATATTTCTAAATTAGAACAATATTTTGGTAGGTTTCAATCAAAAAATGTTCCTTTAGCAACTACTTGGAGATGGACTAATAAAGTATTTGGTGATGCAGAAGCAGAACTTGTAACTATGCTAGACCATGTCTCAAGTTCTACACCTTTTGAATTATCTAAAATAATTAATGAAAAGTATTTAGGTGGCAAAGCACCCATTTTAAACTATGGTGATGCTTTGTCTCCTAAGTCTGACCCATTAGGAAATACATATATCAAACCAAAAGGTTTACTATTAGGAAATGCACAAGATATGTTTCCTGTAAGAACTCACTGGAGTAATGCTATGGTAGATAGTAATGGTAACAAAATTACACTATCAAATGAAGCAAAAACTAAGCTAGAAAACTCAAATATACTATGGGAAAGACCTCAACATACTATTCAAATTGGAACGAAAGTGCCTTTAAATATGAAGGAATTACAAATGATTAGTATGACATTACCTGAAAATAAAGGTAAAAAAGTATATCCAGAAGGTACAACTATGTATGAAGTTTTAAGACAAATTAAACAAACTTACAAAATAGCTGGAAGAACAATTAATGAAAAATTCCAATATGAGTTAGAAAATCCTAATTCTGAGTTTAATAAACTATATGCTACTAATCAATTTATAGGTGGTAAGTATGTAGGTGACACTTATTTACTAAGTATTATTAGAGAATATGAAAGAGAATCAAGAGAATGGATTAAAGAATATGGTCTATTTGAAATGGATAAAAAGGTCGCAACTGCTAATAGTCTTAAAAAATCAGCAGAAACAATCCTTGAAACTTTAACAACAAGCAATTAACACAAAGTACCCCTTTTAGAAGAGATTAAAAATTATGGCAAATTCATTTGTAAGATATACCGGAAACGGTTCAAACAGAGCTTACGCTATCAATTTTAGTTATAGAAGCACAGATGACCTATCTACATTAGTAGCTGGTAGCGCTGTTACTGCTTATGTACTAGATTCAGCAGGCACTACTCTTACTTTTAATGTAGCACCGGCAAATGGTGCGGCTATTGAAATAAGGCGTACAACAAGTCAAACAGCCAAATTAGTTGACTATGTTTCAGGTGCAGTTTTAACAGAAAACGATTTAGACACAGATAGTGACCAAGCGTTCTTTATGTCACAAGAAGCTATTGATGATGCACAAGATGTAATCAAAATTTCAAGCACAGATTTCCAATATGACGCAACTAACAAACAAATAAGAAATGTAGCAAACCCTACGTCAGCACAAGATGCTGTCACAAAGAATTATTTAGAAAACACTTGGTTATCAGCTTCAGACAAAACAAATTTAACAGCAGTAAGTGCTAAATCAGCAGAACTAGGAAGACTAGGTACTTCAGACGCTGTTGCAGATATGAATACATTAGGAACAGCAGATGTTGTCTCCGATATGAATACACTGGCTAACAGTGATATTGTTTCAGACTTAAATACTTTAGCAACTTCAGACATTGTTTCTGATATGAATACATTGGCTACTTCAGCTAATGTTACAGCTATGGGATTACTAGGTAATTCTACAACTGTAACTAATATGGGATTACTTGGAACAAGTGATGCTATAGCTGATATAAATACTTTAGCTACTTCGGATATTGTTTCAGATTTAAACACACTAGCAACTTCAGCCAATGTTACAGCTATGGGTCTTCTAGGCACATCAGCGAATGTTTCTGCTGTAGGTTTATTAGGTACTTCAGCAGTAGTTGCAGACTTAGGTATTTTAGGAACAACAGCAATAGTTGAAGATTTATCAATACTTGGTACTCCAGATGTTGTAGCCGACATGGCTATACTAGCAACTTCTGATGTTGTAACTGATATGAATGTTCTAGCAACTTCTGATGTTGTAACTGACATGAATGTTTTAGGAACTTCTGACGTAGTTGCCGACATGAATGTACTAGGTACATCAGCTAACGTAACAGCTATGAATACTTTAGGAACTTCAGCAAATGTAACAGCTATGTCAACTGTGGCAGCAAATGTTGCAGGAGTTAATTCTTTTGCAGATAGATATAGAGTAGGAGCATCTAATCCAAGTACAGATAATGATGAAGGAGATTTAGCATATAATACATCTACCAATGCTTTACAATATTATGATGGTTCAGCTTATGTATCAATCACAGCACCAGATGTAACAACAACTTCAACTTCAACACTTACAAACAAAACTTTAACATTACCTAAAATAAATGAAAATGTAGCAGTAACTTCTACTGCAACAGAACTAAATTTATTAGATGGTAAAGCAGCTACTAACTTAGCTTTAACAGGAAAACAGGAAGGTACTAATTTTACAAATTCTTTATTAGTTGGTCATGCAACAACTGGAACTTTAAATGATGCTATTAGAAATACTGGAGTTGGAATTGGTGCTTTAGATGCCTTAACTTCTGGTGATGATAATGTTGCTATAGGTTATAACGCTGGTAGCACTCTTAGTTCTGGTAGTAATAATACATTTTTAGGTAAAGAATCTGGAAAAGTTGTTTCAAATAGTAGTAATAACACAGCAATTGGTGGAAATTCTTTATTTTACAACACCACCAGTTCTAACAATACGGCTCTTGGTAAAAATTCTATTTTTGGATTAATTGGTGCTGATAATACTGGAGTAGGTTTTAGTGCATTAAAAGGAGTAGCTAATCAAAATGGTAATAGTAATACTGCTTTAGGGTCAGGTTCTAGTGAAGCAATGACTACTGGTTCGAATAATATTACTATTGGAAAATCCTCTGGTGATAATATCACAACTGGTGATGGTAACGTAATTATTGGCAGTATTAATGCTGATAGTGCAACAGGCGATAAACAATTAATAGTTGCTGATGGAGTTGATGGTTCACTAGCTTGGATTAAAGGAGATAGTAATGGTCAAGTTAAATTAACTTCTGGTTATATTGCAGAAGTAGCTTTAACAGATGCTGCAACTATTACTTGGAACGCAGCAACTCAACCAGTAGCTAAAGTAACACTTGGTGCTAG